GCGTTTGGCCATCGGGGCCGCTGCGGTGGTTGACGAATCTGCCATGTCCGTGGACGCGATCCGCATCGCCTTTATGGCCGCAACGGTGGCGTCCGACTCCGAGATGCTGATCGACTCCAACGTGATCGTCAATCAGGGCATTGAGATTGACGCGTCGTCGGTCATGGTGTTTGCGGCAAGGCGCGTGCGCAGTGCCGGTGCCATCTACGCTGGCCTGTCGTCCATGACCGTGAATGGTGTGTTCAAGTGGAACGACGACCCAGACACGCCAGAGACGTGGACACCGCTACCGGACACGTCCGAGACATGGACCCCGGTCGCGCAAAATTCCGAGGTCTGGACTGCGGTGTAGTGTTCCGCGCTGGCCTGTTTCGTCTGATAATTGAACCCATTGAGAGGTACCAAGCATGGCAGATACAAACACCACTAACCTAAGTCTGGTCAAGCCAGAGGTTGGCGCGTCCACCGACACGTGGGGCACCAAGATCAACACCGACTTGGACACCATCGACGGCATCTTCAAGGCAGACGGCACCGGCACCAGTGTTGGCCTAAACGTCGGCTCTGGCAAGGTTTTGGCCATCGCTGGCACCATTGCGTTGACCGGCGACCAGATTCAGGTGGCCGAGGGCGGCACCGGATCGACCACAGCCGCCACTGCGAAGGTGGCACTTGAGGTTATTACCGGGACGACTGGCTCTACACGCATCCCCGCTGGCACTGAGGCGCAGCGCGATGGCTCACCCGCTGCTGGCTTTTTCCGGTTTAACAGTGACGTTGCAAAGTTTGAGGGCTACAACGGCTCGGCATGGGGTTCCGTGGGTGGCGGTGCTACTGGTGGTGGCTCTGACGAAATCTTCGTGCAGAACGGCCAAACCGTGACCACCAACTACACCATCCCAGCGACAAAGAACGCCATGAGCACTGGCCCAATCACAATCGATTCAGGCGTCACCGTCACCGTCAGTAGCGGCGCACGGTACGTTGTAATTTAAGGGGTACGAGATGAGTATTGTTTTAGATGGAACCAGCGGGATTACCACACCTGATTTGGAGTCGGCTGGTCCGATCTCAGGCACCACAGGTACGTTTAGCGGGGCTGTGCAAGCAAGCGGCGTAGCTACCAACATCTACCCTTTAGTCTCGGCCACGGCTGTCACGGCCTCTGGCACTGCTGTTGACTTCACCGGCATCCCATCGTGGGTCAAACGGATCACGGTGATGCTTAACGGCGTAAGTACAAACGGCTCGGCTGCTTATTTAATCCAACTTGGTGATTCTGGCGGGGTGGAGGCGACAGGTTATACAGCAACAGCGCTATACGTCTCTGTAACAAACAACACGACTCGTGCAGGGTTTTACACAACTGGATTTGGATTGTCTTGGTCTACTGGAGCCGCTGGGGAAATTAACACAGCCACTATGACTTTTGTAAATACGAACGGCAACAACTGGAACGGTATGGGTATGCAGAACTACTCAACCAACAGCGGCGGTCACTTCATCTCAGGTCAGAAAACATTAAGTGATGTCCTCACCCAAGTTCGTATCACCACCACCAACGGCACGGATGCCTTTGACGCTGGCACCATCAACATCATGTACGAAGGGTAAATCATGCACCGCATTGTCGTAAACGTCCAAACTGGTGTGGTGACTCAAGTCGAACTGACCGCCGAAGAAGTCGCTGCTGCCGAGGCGCAGTATGCCGCATGGTTGGCTGCACAGCCACCAGAAGAACCAGCACAGGAGCAAGCATGAGCAAAATTACATTAAGCGGAAACGCCAGCGGCACAGGTACGCTGACCATCGCCGCGCCCAACACGGACAGTGACCGGACGATTGATTTACCAGACGCTGCTGGCACTGTGTTTGTCTCTGGTCAGGCTTTGACAGCCACCACAGGCTCTTTCAGCAGTGACGTAACGCTGGGTAGTTCTGTGCTGGCAACGCCTTCTGGCTCTGCTCCAAGCTACACCTGCAGAGCGTGGTGCAACTTTAACGGCACGGGTACACCAGCGATTCGTGCAAGCGGGAATGTAACGAGTATTACGGACAACGGCACTGGCGACTACACAGTCAACTTCACGACTGCGCTCCCCGATGCAGATTATTCTGCTATTGGCACGGTTAGATCACTTGACGATGCTACTGCGGTAGCGTTACTCAACCTGTCCTCGCAAACTGCGTTGTCCACAACTGCGTTAAGGGTTCGCACATCGAATCCCGTTTCTGCGTATGTTGATTTCAGCACCATCTGCGTAGCCATCTTCCGCTAATCGCTGCGCTTAGTTCACTACGTTCACAGGACAACCAACAACATGAATCGCATCATCTACAACCAAGACAACGGCGTGGTCGCTGTCATCATCCCAACGCCAGAAGCCCTTGAGCAGCACAGCATCCAAGCCATCGCCATCAAGGACGTTCCTGCTGGCAAGCCGTTCAAGATCGTGGACGCTGCTGACATTCCAACAGACCGCAGCCAGCGTGACGCATGGACGGTGGACGAGGAAGAACTGACTGACGGTATCGGAGGCACATCAAATGAGTTTATTTAAGATTGACGCCGTTAAGGTGCAAGCCAAGGCCAACGCTGACCGCATCGCTGAACTCAAGGCGCTGCTCAACGAAAGCGACTACAAGGTCTTGCCCGACTACGACAAGGACAGCGAGGCCATCAAAGCACAGCGCCAAGCGTGGCGTGAAGAAATCCGCACACTGGAGGCACAATAATCATGGCAAACGGAACATTGGCTGCAAGCCAGATTGAGATGCTGTCCCAAAGCGGGACTGGCATCACCACCATCGTCCCACCAGCGACTGACACCAACCGAACCCTGACGTTGCCCGATAGCACGGGTACTGTGGCTACTTTAGGCACTTCTCTGACCCTTGCAACTGCTGTTGCATCCACCAGCGGCACTTCGGTTGACTTCACCAGCATCCCTTCGTGGGTGAAGCGGATCACAATTACCTTTGTTGGTGTTAGCTCCAACGGAACAAGTAGAAAAATTGTGCAGCTTGGTGATTCCGGAGGTTTTGAAAATACTGGGTATTTGGGGGCGTCCACAGTTGCTGGCTCTGCTACTCCCGGCGGTTATGCTGCTACGGATGGTTTTGTCATGAACTTTTTTGCAGCGGCTGACGTTGCTCACGGAAGCATGACAATTAACTTGGTTGACCTTGCTTCAAATACATGGGCAAGCAACCACACTTTGGGTTTGACAAGTGCTTTTGCTGTTTTCGGTGGTGGTTCAAAATCTTTGTCGGCCACTCTGACACAAATTCGCATCACAACTCAAAACGGTACGGATGCCTTTGACGCTGGCACCATCAACATCATGTACGAGGGTTAAACCATGCACCGCATAGTCGTTAACGTCCAAACTGGTGAGGTCACTCAAATCGAGTTGACCGCAGAAGAAATCGCTGCTGCCGAGGCACAGTACCAAGCATGGCTGGCTGAACAGCCTGTCCCTGAAGAGCCAACCGAGGAGCAACCACAATGAAACTACTCGCAATCGCCGCAGCAGCCTTAACGCTGACTGCTTGTGCCACCAACCAAGACGCCTATTACTCAGCCATTGCTGAACGCGAAAAGCGCCAAGCAGAGCAAGAACTACGTGCTGACATGGCTGTGGCTGAGATGGCTGCAAAGGGTGACGCGCAAGCCAAAGGCATGGGCCTGATGTATTTCGCGTTGAAGAACGCTGGTGCCAAGCAAGCCCAACAAGCCATTGCTGCTCCTAAGAGCACAGCCGAGGCTTTGCTGCCTTGGGCCGCTTTGATCGTGCCTAGCATCACGCAGTTTTACAGCATCAGCAAAAATGCTGAGATTGCCCTGAACAGCAGCAACAACGCGCTGGAAGGCAAGCTGGCCGACAACGACATGATCACCGACTTGGTTCATGGCCGTATCACTCCAATCGTTGGCGATGCTGATGACGTTTTGATCTATCCGGCCAAGTAATGCTGCCAACGCTCTACATTGCCGCAGGTGCGCTGGCTGTGGGGCTTCTCACTGGCTGGACGGCCAACGGCTGGCGACTCAACGGTAAAATCGACGAGATGGTGCTTGAGCACACGCAAGCCGTTCAGGTGGCGACACAGAAGGCGATGGACGAAACCACACGGATGCAGGGAGAAAAAGATGCCGCAGTTCAAAAAGCCGTTGCGCTCGCGCAGCGCAACAAGGCTGATGCCGCTTCTGCTCGCAGTGAGCGTGACAGGCTGCGCGACGACCTCGTTGCCAGTCGTAGCACCTTCGCCGAAGCTACCGACACCTCCCTTGCTGAGTACACCAACACCCTCAGTGTCGTATTCGAGCAATGCACTAGAGAATATCTTGCAGTGGCAGAAAAAGCTGACGGACACGCCACTGACGCCGAAAACCTCTTCACAGCTTGGAAAGCAATAGCACAGGTGAAATGATGGAACACCCTGAAATCGATCAGAATTATTTACAAGAACTGTTTGTTTACAGTGATGGTAATTTGATCTGGAAAAACACAAGTGGTCGGCATAATTGTGCTGGCAAAGTTGCTGGACGACTCACACCATACGGATATGTATCTGTAGAGGTGAACGGCAAGCCGCATCAAGCACACAGGCTGATATGGGTTTATCACAATGGCAACACAGATTTCTACATTGATCACATCAATGGCATCCGATCTGATAACCGAATCGAAAATCTGCGACCTTGTACAAAAACGCAAAACGCTCACAACCGAAAAAAGTGCAAGCGAAATTCAACAGGTGTGAAGGGAATAAGACTTCGATCTGATAGTGGCAAGTTTGAGGCAAGAATCACACTAAACAAAAAACGTGTTGTTCTTGGCAGCTACGAAAATTTAGAGTTTGCCGAGTTGGTGGTGATCATGGCTCGCGAAAAATATCATGGAGATTTTGCAAATCATGGATAAAGAACCAGAGATCGACTTGGTAAAGTACGGAGCCATGTGGCAACGTGTCAATGATTATGAGCGCCGCTTTGAAGTCGTTGACAAGAAGCTAGAAAAGATGGAACACCAGCTTGATGAACTGCTTGCTTTAGCAAACAAGGGCCGTGGCGGGTTCTGGGCTGGCATGACCATCGCATCGTCCATTGGTGCTGTTGTCGCATGGGTGGCTGGACACATGAAGGGCTGACCATGATTGACCCAGTCAGCGCATTTGCGATGGCGTCCGCTGCCTACAACGCCGTCAAGAAAGGCATTGAAGTAGGCCAAGAGCTTGACGGCATGGCCGGTCAGCTCGGTAAGTGGTTCTCCGCCTGCGCTGACATCAAGGAAGCTGAAGAGCAGGCCAAGAATCCGCCGCTCTTCAAGAAGCTCCTTCACGCCGGGTCTGTTGAAGAGGAGGCTTTGCAATCCACGATCCGTCGCAAGAAGATCGAGGAGCAAGAGAAAGAGCTGCGTGAGATGATCCTCTATCGCTTCGGAATGGACACCTACCGCGAGATGATGGAAGAGCGCCGCCGCATCGCCACCGAGCGAAAGCGCATCGCCTTCCTGCAAGAGCAACGCCGCAAGGACATGCTGCTCAACGTCTTGTACTTCAGCGTCATCGGCATCTGTTGCTACCTGCTCTACCTGATGGCGATGTTTGTTTGGGAGAGCTTGCAATGAGCCGTCTTCTGTTGCTCCTCATCCCCGCTCTGTTCGCAGCCAGTTGCGACGACCAATTCCGCTACAAATGCCAAGACCCCGCGAACTGGCAGAAACCTGAATGCAACCCACCTGCCTGCGAGGCAGACGGGACTTGCACCAAAGACCTTTTAGGACCACCCAAATGAAACAAGAAGCAACCCTTGATGAGAAGCTGAAGTTTGTCATCGGCGTCGGCATGACGATCACCTTAATGGGTATCGTGGGCACGGTGCTGTATTCGCTTGTGTTCGTGACCCAGCCTATGGGTGGCATGGCACCCAACGACGCACGGTTCTTCGAGCTGCTGTTCCCGATTGCCACGTTCATCACCGGCTCTTTGGGTACCCTGTTGGCAATCAACACCGACAACGGCAAGCCGAAGAAGCCTGAAGCCACCATCGACACACCTGACGGAGTTTGACCATGACCCAACTTACCCGCAATTTTTCTTTGCATGAACTCACCAAGAGTGAGACGGCTCTGCGTTACGACATGGAGAACACCCCCGGCCCAGCCGAGACCGCAAACCTGACCGAGCTGGCTGGCAAGGTGCTGCAGCCCATCCGTGACCATTACCAAAAAGGCGTGAAGGTCAACAGCGGCTTCCGTCACCCTGACGTGAACGCCAAGGTTGGTGGCTCGCGTACCAGCGACCACACAAAGGGAATGGCCGCTGACATCGAAATCCCCGGTGTACCAAACGCTGAACTGGCCCAGTGGATTGCGGACAACCTTGAATTTACACAATTAATACTTGAGTTCTACACTCAGGGTATTAGCGATTCCGGGTGGGTTCATGTTTCGTATGACCCAAACAACCTCAAGAAGCAGGTCATGACCGCCACCAAACAAAACGGCAAAACGGTGTACCTGCCCGGTCTGGTGGCGTAATGGCAAACAGATCGCAGTCGCTGGAGACGCCCATTGTCCCCACGTTCCCGTCGCCGGGGACTGGGTACACGCAGCAAAGTGCAGAGCAGACGAATGGTCTGCTGCGCACGTTCATGCTCAAGCTGTCTTCAACCTTACGGTCTGTCCTCGGCCCCAATGGCGGGCAGTTTATCGACAAACCCAACGGATTATTCTTCAACACAGCAGACCAGACGTTAGCGGCCACTAACACGGCAACCCCCGTGGAATTTACGTCCACGTATTTGAGCAACGCTGTGGAGGTCAACGCTGGGACCGACAGCCGCATCTACGTCAGGGTGTCTGGGGTCTACAACTTCCAGTTCAGTGGGCAGTTAAAAAGCGGGTCCGCCTCGGCCAAGCAAATCTACATCTGGATCGTGCGCAACGGCACGAACATCGGCTACTCCACCCACCAGTACACGTTGAGCGGGTCCAACGTCCACCTGAACATCGCGTGGAACTTCAACATTGACCTGAACGACGGTGACTACATGGAGCTGGAGTGGGCCGCAGACGACACCGACGTGACGTTTGAGGCCGTGGCCGCAACGTCGCCACACCCCGGCATCCCCTCGGCGGTGATGGTCGTGAACTACGTCTCGCCACTGCCTGACGTGATCCCCACACCGCCTTGATTGCGAGACAATACAGCCATGGCACTGATCCCAATCCAACTACCTCCCGGCGTCTACCGTAACGGCACAGAGCTGCAGTCGGCTGGGCGGTGGTTTGACGCCAACCTCGTGCGCTGGTTTGAGAACACCATCCGGCCAGTGGGTGGGTGGCGCAAGCGCGGCACCAACGCCGTGACCGGCAAGGCCCGTGGGTTGTTTGCGTGGGAGGACAACGCTGGCGAGCCGTATGTGGCCGTGGGCACCCACACCAAGCTGTTCGTCTACCGGGTGGACGGTGCATTGGCCGACATCACCCCAGTGGGCTACGTTGTTGGCGACGAGGACGCGTCCTACAAGACCGGCTACGGCTACGCGCAGTACGGCAGACAGCCCTACGGCGTGGCACGCATCAACTTGTCCGTGGTCATTCCTGCCACCACATGGTCGCTGGACTCTTATGGCGAGTACCTTGTGGCGTGTGCCAGCAAGGACGGCAAGCTGTACGAGTGGCAATTAGACTTCAACACGCCGACGGTGGCCGCAGCCATCACCAACGCGCCCGTGGACTACAAGGCCGTGATGGTCACGTCCGAGCGGTTTGTCTTTGCCCTTGGTGCTGGTGGCAACCCCCGCAAGGTGGCGTGGTGCGACCAAGAGAACAATACCGTGTGGACGCCCACCACGCTGAACCAAGCAGGTGACTTTGAGCTGGTGACGGCTGGTGGCCTGCTCGCTGGCAAGCGCGTGCGAGGCATCCACCTGCTGTGGACCGACATGGATTGCCACAGCGCCCAGTACATCGGCCAGCCCTTTGTCTATGGCTTTGAGAAGATCGGCTCGGGCTGCGGCCTGATCGGCGCACAGGCCGTGGCCATTGTGGCCGACACTTCTGCATTCTGGATGAGCCAGAGCGGATTCTGGATGTACGACGGCGTGGTCAAGCCACTGCAGTCGGACGTGAGCGACTACGTGTTCCGCAACATGAACGAGTCGCAGTCGAGCAAGGTGTACGCGGTCCACAATTCGCAGTACGGCGAGGTGTGGTGGTTCTACCCCAGTGCCACGTCCAACGAGATCGACTCCTACGTCCTGTACAACTACCGCGAGGGCCACTGGAACATCGGCCTGTTGGACCGCACGTGCGGCACCGGGTCCGGTGCGTTTGACAAGCCATTGCTGGTGGGCGTGGACGGGTTCTTGTACGAGCACGAGATTGGCCTTGCCAACACTGGCGACATCTACGCCGAGTCTGGTCCGTTCCAGATCGCCACTGGCGACAACATCATGTCGGTGCGTGAGGTGATCCCCGACGAGCTGAACCAAGGCAACGTGGCGTTGACGTTCTCCACGCGGTTCTACCCCAACGGCGCGAGTGAGGCCCATGGGCCATTTAGCACGGCCAACCCCACGTCTGTGCGGTTCAGTGGGCGACAGATCAAGATGAAGCTGCAGCAGTCCCAGAGCACCGACTGGCGTGTGGGCACCATGCGACTGGACGCGGTGGCCGGGGGTCGCCGGTGATCGATGCGTTTGCCGAGCTGAATCGGTGCCGCCGATGGATTGAGGACGCTTTAGAATACGCTGGAGGAACACACAATTTCAACGACATCGCGGCGGCTGTTCTGTCTGACAGATTTCAGATTTGGCCGAGCAACAACGCGGTGGTCGTGACAGAGATCGTTGTTTACCCACAGCTGAAAGATTTGCACTA